TCAATCTTTTTTGTACTTGTTTGGAGTGAATTTTTGTTTTGCTAATTGCTTTGCCATGCGCATAGAGTTTTCTAGAGAAATCCGAATCATTTCTTTTGTATGTTCGTCTATTGGTTCCCCGTCAAACATTAAAGCATCTTCGCTATTTTCTAAGTCTTTTAAAGTTTTTTCTAAGTCACGAGCGATATCGCGCGTCTCTTTTTTGTTTAAATCAGGAAGCGTATTAGATACTCTTGATTCATCGTCTCTTCCTAATAAATAATCTGTTGTTACTCCTAAAACATTCGCTAAATCTTTTAGCATTTCGTTTGAGGGAGTACTATGACCATTCTCATAGTTACTAATGGTGCCTTTAGTGGTATTTACTTTATCGGCTAATTCTTGCTGAGTGAGTTTACGCGTTTTGCGCGTCTCTTTTAGTCTTTGTCTCAACATTTTTAGCACCTCCCGTTAATAAAAAGTACAAAGATATTGTACCTTATATAGATGAATTGTAAAACTTTGTACAAGAAAATTGTACAAATGTGTTGACGTACAAGAATCTTATACTTATAATAAAAGTACAAAATACTTATACAAGGAGCGAGACAGTGAACAAAAATATCAAATTAATTAGAGCTAGGAAAAAAAGTAAGTTAACGCAACAAGATCTTGCAAATAGAATGCAAGTTACAAAATCTACAATAAGTAATTGGGAAAATGGTTATAGTAATCCAAATCTTGAAAAGGCTATTAGATTAGCCGCTATTCTTGGTCGTGATGTAAAGGATTTAATTTGATGCACAAAAGTACAAGAAACTTATACTTTTTTTGGGTAGAAAGCAGGTGAGAAAATGCCAACAACTAACATGGCAGTACCAACAGATCCGTCGCATAAACATATAAAAAGCACTTCAAGAGGTGACACCATGAGCCAACAAGAAGAATATGCGGCGACTTATGAGTTTGGAAAAACGAAAGTCCATGTTGTGGCTCCTGAGCCAAAATCACAAAAGGATATCGATAAAATCCGTCAAGCATATTACAAGGCTGGTTGGGCCATCATCAAAGAAATACAAGTGAAAGAAAACATTGAGGAATAGTTCCTCTCTTTTTACATGAAAAATAGACAAGTTACATATGTACTAAATTCATTGTAACCATTTGAAAACTAAATATGGAGGCGAACAGATATGGGAACAAGCATATACTGCAATTCAGCAATAGGGGAATTATTACAGAATGCTAGAGAATGTTGTGACAATGTTCAGCTGAAAACGAAAAAAGGGTTATCTAAGTACCTTGGTATTACACATGAAAGATTAACCCGTATTGAATCTGGACTTTCTAAACCAGAATTTGAGCTTGCGATGGATTGGTGTCATGCAACAGGAGCAAAGTTGAATCAACAAGCGATTAAACATATTTATGGGGTTGGGTTACCGCCTACAGATCCACGTTTAATTCAAGATGTAAATCTACAATTGATGAACTACATTAAACAAGCTGAAGAGGGGATTGCGGCAGCGAAGGAAATTATGAACTTACAAGTTGCAACCAGATCATGGAAGCTTGATGAAAAAAAGAAACATGAATACTCAGTTCATGCAAAAGAAATCTTCGATACAATCCAAGCTACGCAATGTGTAGTACAAGCTCTTGAACAAGTACACTTTGGCATTATGGAACAAATACAAAGAAGTTGGTTGCAAAAGGCTATGGCGGAGAACGTTATTATTCAATCGGTGGATAGCTTAATGACTTTAACAAAGGTGCTGTAAAGGAGGAAGAAAAATGACAGTAGATTATAAGAAACCAAGTTTAAGAGAATATAAGGAACTAATACGCTATGATGCAAAGCTAACTGGTGAAATTAAAATAGCAGAATTACTTAATGAGGATTCAAAATCAGTTGAGTTAAAACAAGAGAAGAAATTGTTGGGGATTCGAATCAAAATTATTGAAGCATCATTCATTTTGAAACATAAATGGGCAAAAGAAAAAGCTACCGCCTAGACAACAGTAGCTGACAATATATTTTACAAAATAATTATATCATTATATTAATTTTTAGGGTAAATTAATGAACTTGTAGTTTCTACCATTAAATTTAAAGTGTACCAAAATAATAGATTTTTAATATTTTTATAAAAAATAGAAAAGTACTGTGCTTTTCGTTATGACCAGAAAGGAGATTTAATTCATGAACGATAAATACGATTGTCTTCATGATCTAGTTCTTCCGGGAGACTTTTCGTTTGCGGATAAACTTCATAACTGTATGGTTGCATGCGTTCATAACATGTTTCATGCAGAATCAACTGAAGAATCAAATCGCTGGGAAGAAGAACTGGAGCGATGTATGAAAGAATTTAAAATGCTTCGTGATACAAAAGAAGAACATGAGGCATCTATGAGTTATCGTGTAGTGATTAAAGATTTAAGAGCAAGAGGAGTTAACGCCTCATTAGTGACACGTAGAAAATAAAAAAGCTATCACTTGGCAGAGTGATAGATAAATGGCCTTGCAAAAAGATCTTAGGATTAATTATATCAAATTAGCATTCGTATAACAACGGAGTGTGTAGCATGCTTTTAGACAAGTCATTACATAGAGTGTTGCTGAACCCTAAAGTATTTCAACGAGCAACATCAACGCAACACTTAATTTACTTAGTAAACCAATATTTCAAAACAGGACACAAGAATTATCGCTTATTACGTGTAGAGGACGGATTCGCGATATGTAAACGGGAGGATGAATAATATGGCAGTTTATAGACCAGTACACGTTTCATTTTGGCAGGATTCATTTGTTTTAGATCTTACACCGGAGGAGAAGTATTTCTACTTATATTTGATGACAAACAGTAAGACGTCTCAATCAGGCATCTATGAGCTTCCACTTCGTATTATTGAAACTGATACAGGATACAATCGTGAAACTGTTATGAAGCTATTAGAACGTTTTGCTGAGTACGGAAAAATTAATTACAACCAAAAAACAAAAGAGTTGTTCTTGATCAACTGGTTGAAGTTCAATCCGATTAAAAATGTAAACATCGAAAAGTGCGTCTTAAAAGAGATTCAATCTGTGAAGGACCAGGACTTTTTAGTTGATTTCTATGAAACTTGTTTGCAATTAGAGCGAGAGCAAGATTTTAAAATTCCTCGTATTAAGGAGTATTTATCAGTCCGTTTGGAGGGGCTTATAAGGGGCTTCCAAGACCCTAGCAAGGAAGAAGAAAAAGAAAAAGAAGAAGAAAAAGAAAAAGAACAACAACAAGAAGAACGCACAGGCGCGGAAGAAGTTGTTGAGGTTAATCCGATTTCTTTTTACGAACAAAACTTCGGACTGATTACACCTTTTATTGCAGATGGTATTCATGCATGGGTAGATGATTTAAATGCAGAGCTTGTTGTAAAGGCTATGGAAATCGCTTTAGAGAAAAATACAAGAAACATGAATTACGTAAATACGATTTTAAGAGATTGGCATCTTAAGGGATTGAAAACAATAATGGACGTTGAGGCAGCTGATAAAGCATTTCGTACTCAGCGATTAACAAAAGCGCAGCAACAGGCACAAGCACCTTATCAACAAAAAGGCTTATCGGAATCTACTAAAAACGTAATACAGCAGCAACAAGCATGGGAGCAGAACATTCCAACAGAAGAAGAACTTGCAGTACTTAACCAACAGAATACGTGGTTGGCCCAATGAGTAACGATATGATTCGTAATGTAGAAGCTGAACAAAGCGTTTTAGGTAGCATTATCGAAGAAGGCGATTTAATTAAAGATTGTCAGCTAAAGGTAAAACAGTTTTCTTCACCAACGCACCAAGTGATTTTCAAGGCGATGAGAGAATTAGAGGATGCCGAAGTCCCGATAGACCTTGTCGCTCTCATTGGGAAATTTGAAGACAGTTTTATAAATCAAATTGGTGGTATTGCGTTCTTTGTAAACTTAACTGAAGTTGTTCCAACGACGAAAAATTTTTCGTATCACGAAGGTTTAATTATCGAAGCTTGGAAAATGAGACATGCTCAAGAGGTTGCTGGTAATTTATATAATCGTCTTCAGCAAGAAAGAGATATGAGCGCTATTAGTACTTCGATTGATGAGTTAAGCGCCATTGAGGAAACAGGTTATTCAGATGAATTTAATTTAAAGGAAACCCTAGTTGATTTGTATAAGAACATGCAAATCGATGTAGGAGATTTAACCGGTATACCAACTGGTTATGACGACTTGAACAGAATGACAGCAGGATTACAAGAAGGCGATTTAATTATTGTTGGTGCCCGGCCTTCAATGGGGAAAACAGCATTTGTATTAAACGTCGCTTTTCATGCAGCAAGTGCCCATACAGCAACAGGAATCTTTTCACTAGAGATGGGAGAAGAGCAGTTGCTTAAACGTATGATTTCAAGTACCGGAAATATAGATGCTACGAAATTAAAAAATCCTAAGAAGCTATGTAATTTAAAGGATTGGGAAAAGATTAGTCAAGCGATGGGATTAATTAATGATTTGCCATTAGAAATTTACGATAAAGCAAATGTAACAATGCAAGAGATTTACGCAAAGGCTAGGAAACTAAAACGTAAGTACCCTGATAAAAAGGTGTTAATCGCAATTGATTATTTGCAGCTTATTGTGGGAGATCCAAAGCATAGAGGGAACCGCATGCAAGAAATCGGTGAGATTAGTCGTAAGTTAAAACTGATGGCAAGAGAATTAAATGTATGTGTAGTTGCATTATCACAGTTAAGTCGTGCTGTAGAAAGTAGGCAAGATAAGAGACCGTTGCTATCAGATTTACGTGAAAATGGTCAAATTGAGCAAGATGCAGATTTAATAGCATTCTTATACCGTGAAGATTACTATGACCGCGAGACAGAAAATAAAAATATAACGGAAATTATTTTAGCGAAACAGAGGAATGGCCCAGTTGGTGTTGTAGAACTAGCATTCATTAAAGAATTTAGTAAGTTTGTAAATTTAGAGAGACAGTTCATTCAACAACAGGAGGCTTGATTATGTTGTTACGTCAGGAAGTAGAACGTAGAAAACTAGCAATCATTCGTAAACTATTGGGATTAGGATTAGCTGAAATTAACGGACAAACATTAGATCAATTAACGTTAACGCAGCTTGAAGGAATCTTAATTGCAAGCTTGCAGGTATTGGAGGGGAAAAACAATGCCAAAGCAATTAACAATTTTTGACGTGGAACCGGTTGTATCATTTGATCCTAAGAAAGCTCATATTCACCGTTTGAATTCAAAATTACGGTATGCAGATGTGATTGTGCAAATACCACGTCAAGCCAAAGCGATTGATGAATTAAAACCAACGACAGCGCCTGATGAACGTTACGAATTATTTGAGGATTATACAATTGGGATTTGGCGTTATAAGCGAGTGGAGGATAAACAATTTGTATGGGAAGAAGCAGAAGAAATGTGTAAGCGAGCAAGGGATGAGAAAAAGCCGATTCCAATACGGCTCCATTTATCGCTTGAACAATCATTTGTTCCAGAAAATGTTGTCCAATATCTATAGACAAATAAAAAAAGCTGAGATTACTCTCAACTTACTTCGACAAAGTAATTATAACATATGGGAGTGGTCATGGTGGCAGTAATTAATGAAAATATTGCTAAGATGAAAGCGGAAATTTCTTTAACAGAAAATATGATTTACGTTGTGAAAGATGGACAGGTTTATTCGATTGAACCACCATCAACTGGCCATGGTGAACAGTCGTTTGTATATAAAGCTGGTAAAGTGGCGCGTATGGAAGAACGGAAAACACACCTAATTTAATATAAACTATTTTAGCTCTCCGTATCTACTAATAGTTTATATATCCTCTCTAAAATAATACATTATTTATATAAATGTATTAAAATTGTATTGTTTTTTGTATTTCTTACGAAAATATGTATTTTTATAGTAAAATTAGGTAAATAGATTATTTATCTATAAGGAGAGGGCTATGAACAGAGACTTTTATTTTACTTATATATCGGAGAAAATTGGGACTTTAAGTTACAGGATTAAAGACATGGGGAAATTAAATATATTAAATCTTAATATACACGCTGAGTTTTTTTATAGAGATTTGTGTAATTTGGTATATGGATTATCTTTACAAAATGCAAATGTTGAGGAACAAAATATCGCTGCAATTGATTTAATTGATAAAAATAAAAAAATATTAATTCAAGTTTCTTCGACTTGTACAAGGCAAAAGATTGAAGGTACTCTTTCGAAAGATAAATTATTAGAGTATAAGGAAAAAGGATATACTTTAAAATTTCTTTTCTTTACTGATGCTAGTAATTTGAAAGATAAATCCTTCAAAAATAAACATAAAATCGAATTTAATCCTAAAAAAGATATTATAGATAAAAATACAATATTAAATAGTATTTTGGAGTGTGAAGTTGATAAGCAACAAGAGATTTACGAATTAATAAAAAAAGAACTTGGAGACAGACCAGATTCATCTAAAATTTCCACAAATTTAGCTGAGTTAATAAATCTCCTTTCAGAAGAAGACTTAGGTTTAACTGGGGATACAAATCCGTTGCACGAATATAATATTGATTGTAAGATTAGCCATAATAACTTAAATAAAATAAAGAGCATAATAACTCAATATAAGATATATTATTCAAAAATAAATGGTATCTATCAAGAATTTGATAAACAAGGAAACAATAAAAGTCTTTCGGTATTTAATAAACTTACACGATTCTATACTGAAGAAATAATGAAAGATGATTGTAATGAAAATAAAATATTTTTTAATATAATAAATAGAACAGTTACGCATATTCGAGAAAGTAGTAATTACAAAAATTTGCCGGATGAAGAGCTTGAGCAATGTGTTTCAATAATAGTTGTTGATGCATTTATAAGGTGTAAAATATTTGAGAATCCGGAGGGGTATAATCATGTTATTGCCTAAAGATATAAACCCTGAGTTGAGCATATATTATAATGGTTCGATTATTATACAACAACTGTTAGTAGAGGATAATATCGATATAATTGATTTGTATAATATTGTAAAGAATATGAGTGATATGTCATTGTTTACTTATCTACTTTCTCTAGACTGGCTTTTTTTATCAGATATTGCAATTGTTACGGAAGGTGGGGAAGTTAAGCTGTGTTCATAAAATATTTAAAAATTGAAGATGTTAATGGTATTGTTAGGGAAATGAATTTCCATAAAGGAATAAATCTAATTGTAGATGAAACAGTAAGTGTTACTAATAAAGAAACAGGAAATAATGTTGGGAAAACAACTGTTTTAAAACTAATTGATTTTTGTTTGGGAGCAGATCCAAAAATAATTTATATAGATGATGAAAATAAGAAAGAAATTGAAACGGTTAAAAATTATTTGGTGGATTCTCAAGTTTTAGTAACTTTAATATTAAAACAGGATCTTGATATTGAAACGTCTAATGAAATTTTGATTGAAAGGAACTTTCAAAATCGAACAAAGAAAGTTATGAAGATTAATGGTGAGAATCTCATTAAAAATAATGGGAAAGATTTTGAAAATGAATTAGATAGGTTAATTATTGGGGAAAGACAAACTATTAAACCGACATTTAGAGAAATAATTGCGCATAGCATTAGGTATAATGATGACCGTATTAATAAAACACTGAAGGTTTTATCCGTATATACATCACTTGCGCAATATGAAACTTTGTACTTATATTTATTTGGGATTTCAATAGAGGATAGATCTAAGATCCTTAAGAAAATTTCAACTGAAAAAGAATTTAAAAAGCGAATTGAGAAAAATCAAAGTAAAAATGAATTGGAACTTTCACTTGCATTAATAAATGATACGATTTCTCAACTTGAGCGAAAGAAAAACACCTTAAATATAAATCATGATTATGAAAAAGATCTAATCAATTTAAATAATACTAAATATCAAATTAGTAATATTAGTTCTCAAATAACTGAACTAAGCCTTAGAAAAGACATAATAATTGAAGCTGAAGAAGAACTAAAAGCGAATAAATCAGATATTGATTTACAGCAATTAAAGAGAATATATAACCAAGCAAGTGAAAATATGTTGGAAATTCAAAAAACTTTTGAAGAGCTGGTTAATTATCATAATAAAATGCTTGTTGAGAAAATTAGATTTATTACTCAAGATATACCTGGGATTGAATCAGAAATAGCAACATTAAATAGTAGTCTAAAGAGCTTGTTATCAAAAGAAAAAGAGCTAGCAACTAAAATCGCAAAAAGCGATACTTTTAAGGATTTAGAAAATATTATTACTGAGTTAAATGAAAATTATCGACGTAAAGGGGAAATTGATAATTCAATTTCTCAAATTGATGATGTTGATAACAAGGTGGCAATTTTAGAAGAAGAACTTCATGAAATTGATCAAGGTGTATTTTCAGAGAAATTTAAGGAAAGAATCAAAGAACAATTGGTTAAGTTCAACAAAATTTTCTCTAAGGTGTCAGATGATCTATATGGTGAGAAATATGGTATTTCATTTGATATTAAAGTGGATAAGAAGACTGGTAAGAGTATATATATATTTGATTCTTTTAATGCTAATAGTAGTTCAGGTAAAAAACAGGGAGAAATATTATGCTTTGATTTAGCGTATATTTTATTTGCAGACAATGAAGATATTCCCGTACTGCATTTTATATTAAATGATAAGAAGGAACTTATGCATGGAAATCAATTAATCAAAGTGAAGGACTTTATAAAAGATAAGAATGTTCAACTGATTTTCTCGATATTAGAAGATAAACTTCCAACTGAATTGAATAATGAAAAAAATATTATAATAAGGCTATCTCAGAAGGAAAAACTTTTTAAAATCGAATAGGTTAATGAGAGAATAATGTTTTTATTAAGATATGAGGGCTAACGTGCATTTTTAGAATAATAATTAAATATTTAGTCCTACTGGAAGAACCAGCGGACATCAAACTATAGGGAGCATTGGTAGTATTGCTCTATAGTTTGGTGTCCGCTTTTTTGTTTTTATTAACAAAATATATAAGGGGTGTTTTTATATATGACGCAATTAACTTTCTTACCTAAAATTGATCGCAAAGCAACGCAGGTTCGTTTAGAAGAGATTCTTGAAAATGTTCGTATTTATAGACAATTTGGGATGATTAGAAATGAGATGAAGGTCACAGCTTCTAGCGAAGTAAGATATCATGGTCCAACAAATATAGTAGGAAAGCCAGCTGAAGATATCGCTTTAGCCAATGTCGCTATGAGTGAAAGAGAAATGAAATTACAACGTTTGTCTTTTCAAATTGATAAGGCATTAAGTCGTTTTAGTAAAAACCAAAGGGATATTATTGTAAAAAGATATTTAGAAGATGAAGAAGTCTTTGATTACATGGTTTATAACGAAATTGGTATGAGTGAGCGTACGTATAGACGAAATAAATCTAATGCTTTTTATAAATTAGCTTTTGCTCTTAGATTAGAAGTATATGAGGCAGAAGAAACTGGAGGTAATGAATAATGAATTTTGTTCAACCAATACGTGATCCAGAGCAAATACAGAAATTAAAAGAGTATTTTAAGGAAAAGAGCTTACGTAATTATATTCTCTTCATTATCGGCATTAATACAGGTCTCAGAATATCAGATATTTTGAAATTAAAAGTAGGCGATGTCAAAGGTAGTCATATATCTATGAGAGAAAAGAAAACAGGGAAACAGAAACGAATACAAATTACTGCAGCACTGAAAAGAGAACTTAAATGGTTTATTGAAGAAAGAGAAGACAATGAGTATTTATTGCAAAGCAGACAAGGTAAGAATCGTCCAATTGGTCGTAGCATGGCATATAAGATATTAAGCGGGGCAGCGGCAAAGTTCGGGTTAGATGAAATAGGAACACATACGTTAAGAAAAACATACGGGTATCACATGTACATGCAAACGAAAAACATAGCATTACTCATGGAGATATTCAATCACTCATCAGAGAAGGTCACGTTACGTTATATAGGTGTAAACCAAGATGCAATGGATAAAGCAATGACTAGGTTTAAAATCTAATCATTGCTTATTTCTTTTTAAATCTAGGGGTATCGCCATATAACCTTAGGTATCTTCTATAAAGATATTTGCTAATTCATTTTGGTTTTTATATATTATGTGGAGATTTTTAAAAATACTAAGGCTGTTTGTTTTTAGGCTGCCCTTTTTGATTTGTCCATTATGTCAATAGATTACTGTATATCATATCTTGTAATGACTGATGACTTAAAGGAGGTAATGTCAATGTATTACTATAATTATGTCCCTTATTATTTGCCCTTTCAAATGTATACTTATATTCATAGAAATGCACAGTCTGCAAATGTTTATGATTGTTATCCTATTTATTTTGATAATAATTATAATTCAGGGTATTACGAACGATATAATAGCACTTTAAATAGATACGGTATTATTAGTCTCCAGAACAATGCAAATACACATTGGAAGGATTGGTATTTAGATATTGATGGTCATTCAGGGAAGTTAATATTATGGGATCGGCCAGGAAGTGGTAATCGTTGGAGAGTAATTAATCATGGCAATAATGTAGTGAGTCTACAAAATACTGCGAATACACCTTGGAAAAACTGGTATTTAGATATTGATGGTCATTCAGGTAAAGTAATATTATGGGATCGTCTAAGTGGTGGGGGATACTGGAAATTAACTGAACAAGGTCATGGGTTGGTGAGCCTTCAGAATACAGAAAATACGCCATGGAAAGATTGGTATTTAGATATAAACGGACATACAGGTGAAATTATTTTGGAAAAGAATTTAGGGAGTGGAGGATATTGGAGATTAAGCGAAGTTGAAGATTCAAAACAATTTCCGATTAGAGGCTTTGAACATACAGAATTGGGAGATCATCGTAGAATGGAGACTAGTATAATCGTATCAAAGAATGGCCGAATTGATGGTACCACTAAAACGTGGACAGCTCACCACACTCGAGGTTTTCATGGTTCTGTAATGGTAGTATTGTTAGATGGACCTCCACATATAGGAAATGTAGTATATGCTACAAAACCGCAAAGATATGGGGTTAATCCTAAAAGTAAGAGGACAGATTTTTGGTTTGAGGTTGTTCCACAGGATGTATTAAATCAAGTAACACATTATGCTATTACACATGCTGTTACTCCACTTCCTACGTTGACTCCTGCAAAATTTAAAGAATGGTCTGACATTGTAGTGCCGATAGTAAAGGAATTTACTCAAGACAGCCCTAGTCCGTAACATTAGGGAAACTCTAGAAATACGCACTTCATTATTTTGTTAGTAGAGATATGATGCACTAAAGGTATTCATTAAACCTAAATATTCAGGGATTCTCCCCGTACATAGTATGGGGAGTTTTTCAGGTTGGGAAAGACACCCTAAGGTGCCTTCTCCGACTTGAACCATCTTAATTTTAATAATATGTATTGGACTTCCATCCAAATATTATTTTATTGGGGTAATTCTGAATTCTTAAGTTGATCGGTATGGGGTATCGCCAGCATTTTTGAAAACCCCACGCTGAGAGCATGCAAGATTTTATACATTTTTTTCTAATCCAGTAATAAACGAGACCCTAAAACCGCGCCAGTATAGGAATGTATAAAAAAATGCATAGATCGATAGAACAAAAAGGAGATTCCCTCGTGTGAATGGGATTCCCTCTTATCCTTGCTACCGATAACGAGAACGATGTAAATAAGCTGTCCATATGGGCAGCTTATTGTATGTTTTTGCTTAGCGTGTTTTTCTTCAAAAATGCTGGTGCCCTATACAGTTACTCATAAATTTCGTACGGTGTAACTCAAAAGAGAAAGTTTAATTAAGTCAATGATAGCAAGGGACTCACCAGATGGGCCAGTTACACACAATATAAGATATGGGTAACTAGATATTAGATTGTAAAAAATGTAATATGTTATTAGTTATATATTTCATAGAGTAATGGAGTGTGAGAAATGAATTGGTATTTAGCAGTAGAAGAGGGGTTAAAATGGATTCAAAGTTTAGGTGTATTTTCTTTGGGCACCGCAGCAATAACGGGGATAATCGGTTACTTATTTAAAACATTATTTGCTCATGTTTTAAATAAACAATTAGAAGATCATAAAACGGCTTTAAATAAACAGATATCTGAAAATCAGTTGATAGTAAATAAACAATTAGAAGATCATAAAACGATTTTAACGAGACAGATAGATGAACATAAATCTGAATTGCAAAAATTAGAAAATAAACATCATATTATATTTAATAAGTTACATGAGAATAGAGCAGAGACAATAAAAGTTTTATATTCTAAATTTGTCGTTTTAGAAAATAAAATGATTAATTTAACAAAGCTTTTTCGAGCGGCAGGGGAAAAAAGTATGAAAGAAAAAGCGGATGAAGCGTTAATTAGCTATGAGGATTTTTTAAGTTTTTATAGCGTGAACAGAATTTATTTTAATGAAGATGTTTGTGAGCTGATTGATAAAATAGAAAAGGAAATTAGAGGGACATTAATTGATACTGGGGTGTACGAATTAAATTTAATTGAATCAGGCCCAGGGAGTAAAGTTAGTGAGCAACAGACACAAATATGGATTAAGAATTGGAAGCGTATTGAGAAGGATGTTCCGAAATTGAAAGGAAATCTGGAAGGAGAATTTAGAAAGTTATTGGGAGTTATTGAAAGTTAAAAACGTGGCAGAGTCGTGACCGCTTTTTGGCAGTAAATGTGCCGGTTGTTTTGGAATCAACGTGATATATTTGTATTGTGAGAAGTGGCGGAAAACATAACTCACTATGTTGTTTCTAAATTTCTAAACGGCTTCATTATAGCGGCACATAAAATCCGAAACCGGCAGATGGTACTGATTGAATGTTACCGTTGGAGAGCTTTTGCTCTTCTTTGAGCTAACAACATCCTAGGCAGATGGAATGAGGAAACCTGATAAATCGGACAAGATTTTCCGTCGTGGTTGTTAGCTGAGAGAAGAATAAAACTTCATTTACTGTATTTAGAGTAATAACATAAGAAATTGACGAAAGGGCAACTGATGCGTGGTTGCTCTTTTTTATGATTATTATTGCTTTGTATTGTTTTAATTTGGAAGTAGATGATAAAATTGTGTTAAAACAATATGGAGGATAAGCAATGGATAATCCAAATAAAGATAAAACCTGTTTTATTATTACACCAATAGGTGATGATCAATCTGATATAAGAAGAGCGGCTGACGGGGTAATAGATGCTGTAATTGTTCCAGCATTATGTGAAATGGGATTTGATGAAGAAAATATTAAAGTGGCTCATAGGATGCCAAGTCCTGGTTCAATAAATAAACAAGTTATTTCGAGTGTTTTAGAATGTGACTTGGCTGTAGCAAATCTTACAAATTTAAATCCAAATGTAATGTATGAACTTGCCATTAGACATGCTGCTAGAAAACCAGTAGTTCAAATTTGTCAAAAGGGTACAAGACTACCATTTGATATCACGGAAGAACGTACTATTTTCTATACTAATGATATGGCTGGAGTAATAGAATTAAATAATAATTTTAAAGATATGGTTGCCGAAGCTATTGTTGATGAAGAACCGGATAATCCTATTTATAGAGTAGTTGAAAGTAATTCAATAATGAAAAATGTTGATGAAACTGATCCATCAAGATATATGTTGAATCGTATAGATTCATTAGAAAATAATTTTTCTGATCTTATTAATACTCTAAATTCTAGCAATAGAAAGAGTAATATCGTTAGTAATATAACTGATTCAGCAATGAGCAAATCGAGAAAGAAATTCGAATTTAAAGTTCAATTTGATGGTTCAATCATTAGTTTGGAAGAAGTTTATAGACTAGTTCACAAGTTTCACGTGGATAATCCCGGAATTAATTACGAAGTTAGTATGCATCATACGTCGACAAGCAAATATTTGGTTATTAGTATGAATACACATGAGCCGGAAGCAATAGCAACAGTTAGAAATTATTTCCTTGGACAGGAAGGGATTACTAGTTACGATGATACAAAGATTAAGGTATCATACTAAGGATTTAAAACCAAAATCTCTTCAAAAAGCATTCCTTATGGAGTGCTTTTTGTTATGCAAAGAAAAAACCATGATAGGGCTATATGATTTTCTTCATACCACATTGGCGGCATTCTCTTAAGAAGATGAAATCTTTAACGGAACTTTTAAATGCGGTGTTGCCGCAATTATCACAGCGACCACTGATTTTATCAGGATGTTCTGTGTATGTGTATATTTTGCTTAGATCGTACTTTTGTTCAGGTTGTTTGTTTTCCATTAGTTTCACCTGCATATCAATCTGAATTAATATAGCTTAAATATAATAACAAGAAGCGTTCACGTAGTGGATGCTTTTTGTTATTTTGAATAAGGAGTGAAATAAATGAAACTAAATAAACCGGAACAAACAGTTATTATCGGGCAATTAATCAACAATGTTATTGGTTTAGAATTAGTAAAGCAACGCATCAATCCACAGAAATTAGAAAAGGCTGTAGCTTTACATAACGAAATGAATGATGATATGACACCGAAGCAAAATCGAGAAGCACTTATTAATGTATTAGATAAAACGATAGATGAATTCCTCAGGAGTAAGGAATGAGGTAGATGGATAATGAATGAATACAAAACCAAGCAACAGAAGCGTAAGTTCTATGACAGTGGTGAGTGGAAGAATATACGTGAGCAAGTAAAGAAGCGGGACAACTATGAATGCCAAGAGTGTAAACGCAAAGGTCATGTTCGGGTGGAAACCAATGAGTACAGTGAGAGTGCCAAGCGTAAGAAAATACAACTCGTTGTTCATCATATAAAAGAACTTGAACATTATCCAGAACTTGCATTAGAAATCGATAATTTAGAAACAGTCTGTGTGGATTGTCACAATAAAGAACACGATAGAACATTCAAAAAGAAACAGAATAAATGGGAACACGATGAAAAGTGGTGA